CATATCCGCACCGAGCGCACCCATGGCAAGACCGGCAGTCTTGGTACCACTTGAGAGAGCGGTAAGATCGTTGGCGAAAACTGCAGTCTGGCCCGTAAACCCGGAAAACAATCCGGCATTGGCGTTCAGCGCCAGGGAGGACATGGCGGCAGCCGCACCACGAATTGCCACTTCTTGACCATGAACCGCCATGGTAACTTTCTCGATCTGAGCGACAGACAGACCGAATTGCAGACCCATGGTTTTAATTTCATCACGGGTGAGGGCGGCGGCTTTAGCGATGTTTTTTAGGGAGTTCTCCTGGACTGTTGATGCTTTCGTTTCGAGCATCCGGCTCTGGAGCTTACCGAACTCAGCGGCGGTGATTCCGGTTACGGACTGGAGTTCTTTAAGGTCAACCCCCATCCCTTTGAAGTTCTGACTAGATAGGTGCGCAGATCGGGAGAGCGACCCGAGCGAAACTATAAGACCATTGATATTGGCTTTTACCTGCTCCGGCGCAAGGGCGTTATTCAATGAGTCACTGATACCCCTGGCTTGCTCAGTAACTTTCTGTTTGGCGGCAGAGAGTTGCTTCTCTAGATCACTGAAATCGCCTTTGATTTCAACATATATTCCAGGGATTTTTCGCATTACTCGCTCTTCTTAGGCAATTCCGCTATTGCCATGGTAATTCCCTTCTCAAGCGCTTTACGCATGAAAGGATGAGCTACTACCCGACCAGGGGCTTTGGTCGCCTCACCTTTGGTTGTCAACTGGACATGACCGTACTCGACAAGATGAGCATGCGGTTCCTTGTTAAAGACGATATAGCCGCCCTCCAGGTACCGTGATTTTCTAAGCTTATTTCCCTTACGAAGAGTGCCAGTCTTGTCAGCAAATTCAGCGGTGGTGTCGGCTTCACTCTTTACATAACCGGCTACTTCTCTCAGGTTCGCTTCAATCGCCAAAAACACTTCGTCGAACTGGCTATTGAATCCTTCGATATTCTTGACGCTGACCGTTGCCTTAAACATCCCGCCTCTCCTGTAGGTGTGCGAGTGCCGCCCGTTCCATCACTTGTAAGTCATCCAGAAGGTCGCCGCGTTCAGCAGTCTTGATTCTTCTGGCATTCCAAATTACCGGAAGAGCGTTATAATCGAGCCCGATCACTCCACCCATTCCAACCCGCCATTGAGTCATCATATCCAGGAACAGGTTAACCGACTGCCAATTGTCCGGGTAAACACCTTCGTCTTCCTGCTTGCACTCTTCAGTCAAGTCTTCCGGTAATCCGGCGAGTCTTAAAAACTCCCTCTTCCTCTCAATCTCTTCCTCGTTGTCGCTGCCGCCGCCCATGAGAGCAACGGCGACAGCTTTTAGTTTTTTACCCTGCTCACCAAAAGCATTTTAGAATAGTGAGTAAAAATCTCTTGATACGCTGCAGGATAGTTACCCAAGAAGGTTTCAATATTTTTAGGGTTGAACTCTTCATCCAGTCCCCACCCGAGAACAAAGTCCTGGAACGCAACATGAAGAGCCTTTGGTTTCTTCTTCGTCTTCTTCTCGTCGAAGCTATCAATTAAATCCACATACTCCTTGCGTGATCGGTACTTGAAAGTAAGTGGAATTGTTCCCGGCTCCGGCTGACCGGGAACGGTGATTTCAACATCATTCGTGAAAGTAGGCTCAAGATTAATCTTCAGCATCCGTTAACTCCCGTAGTAAGTTGGGGTGCCATTCATGGTGATAACTGCCGAAGTAGTTACCAATCCCTGCGCTTGACCACCAGGTAGCATAGAGCAACCCACGTATCCGGCAAAAGCGAGGATCTTACCACCCGCGCCGAATGTGAATATAAAAGCCCGTTTACCTTGAATGTCAGAAGCGGATTTCATAGCCAGTAAACCAGCATCGGCAGCATCCCAAATATGGGAGAACTGATAGGAGATAGCTGAAGGGAGTCCAGGGATTTGGGTCTTGGTGTTCTGGTGAATCGTGGTGGTATCCACAAAATCGAACTCGCCGCCGGAACCGTTGACAGTGAGCGCTGTGGTAATTGATGTGCCGAAAGTAAGTTCTTGCGCAGTACCACTGGAGAAGGTATCAAAATTGGTCGTATCGACCCCTTCAAGCTCAAAGGTTCCGGCGGCAGCATTTGCCACCCGAACTACTTTCTCATTGAGTTGATACATTCCGAGGACGTCAAGATAGACATAATCCCCGTCCGTGTATCCGTGGTCCGCACTTGATACTACCCCAGGATTCGCTTTGGTAATACCTGTGATGGTTTTGGTGGTGGCTATAGCAGACTGCATGGCCACATTAACGTTTTTCCAAACAATTGGTGTACTCATGGTTACTACTCCTTTCTGTCCTCACGACAGTAAGTTTCCGGCCTAGCTTCTCAGCAGTCCTTTTGTTGTGCTTACCTGACCTTACACTGGCCAGACTGAATACTCAAGTAAAACTCTATACTCTTTACTAACTTCTTCATAGAGATCCTGTGAATCGATAATAACGTTCGGTGTCGTCCAACCATCCATGGCCGTTCTAACTGACTTAGCCAGCGTCTTTGCCGAACTGAAGGTGGTACCCCAAACATCGATTTGCACCCTCACAGATTGCCGACCGTTGCTACTACTGTCGGTAACCAAGAGTGGTGTCGAATATATCAACTGAAACGTGATATAAGGACTGACAATCGTCGGTGTCGTGTTGATCAGTGGATAACACCGACCAGAACATAGATTACCGAGTAATGTTTGCAGTTCTGCTTCAAAGTTTGCCATGTTTATGTGTTCACCGTTACGGTCCAGCCCCTGGTAACCAGGATGTCTCTATTATCTAATCCGGCAGCACTCGGCGCAGCGTTACCGGTTCCGCCAAGATTCAGTACCATCGTACCGGCCACCTTACCACCGTCCACTACGGCCTGTAGTATATCGTCCACAACAGACTGCGGGAGTAGGTTATTCTCTAACCTAATTGTGCCAAGCGTTGCGGGGATTACCCCACCGGCCCAATCGTTGAACTTGTTGCCATAGGCGAAGAATGTAGCAATATTTATATCTGTAAAATCAGGAACAGCACCCTCTAGGCTGTTGTTGTGTATATAGAGGCTGGTTGCAGACTGGTCGGACCCCATTGTAAGTGGAAATCTTAACCGATATGGCGACGTTAAGCCTTGTGCCGCTATATCGACTGTCGCACCACCTGTCGTCGTCAGTGTTTGGTACTCTACTTCGTTCGCCCCGACGAACGTTGCAGTGTACTGATCCCCTGCGCTGATGAGGCGCATGTAAATAGTACTGTCAGTTGTGGTGCAGTCTAACCAATATTGCTCTATTCCTTCACCAACCCAAGTGCCCTCTATACTCCCCCACTCGTCTTGACCCGGCAGTGTTCCGACCATCACAAAATTAGTACCATGTGACCATTTGGTAGACAGACCCCAAAATACTGTTTTGGTAGCAGCAGATTCAGCAATGCCTACTGCTTTAGCATTATCGAACAGAACTGTTTTCCACGGGCCCCACGGATTGGCTGACTCGTAAATGCCTATATGCGCGTTTGAGGCAGTGTCTTTATTTACCTGCTGGCCTATCAGAATGTATCGGTCAATTCCGATCAAATAGGTCATGGAGATACGCATTACCCCGTTTATCTCATCCTCCCAAATCGGCACACGATCAGCTTTGTCACTTGACCACGTTGGACCCGCACCGGAATACCACTCATATGCAGTTTTGTCCTCTATGCTGGCTGTAGGTACTCGCATCATGGTTATCTGTCCGGGAGTCTGGACGTTCCACACGGTCGGCTGGTGGACCTCGTGCCCGACTATATATACATACCCCTCGACCGCATTGGGGATATTTACTGACGCGTAACCTCCGCCGAACTGAACAAATGTACAATTGGCAAATCTTGGAGACGTAGGGGAGAAGTCCGCTGGCTCCCATTTAACCGGAGTGGCCCCGCCCACTTCATTAAACGTGACACCCGAATCAGTGGATTTATAAAGCTGCTCAAGTGCGAAGCCGGAAACGTCGCTACCCGTTCCAGATCGCCATAAATAAATGTCAGTTCCAATCGCTAGGATACCTTTGCTCTTCCCATCCCATCCAGAGTAATCAGTACCTGAGTGCCATGTATCGATACCGGTGTACGAGGTTTTAGTTCCCTCGATTTTAGCCACCCCGAGCGACGCTTTTGGGGTAGCGTCACCCTGGAATCCCGGACCGTCGCCCCATGTTGTCCACTGGTCGCCGTTGCTGTCCTCGGTAATGGGCCAGTTGTCAGAGCCCGAGGCCAGGTTAACGATACTAGATAGATTAAACGTAACATCAGTTATATAAGTACTGGCAGCATAAGGAGCGTCGCTTCGTCCAACCCCAAATCCTAAATTGTAGATGTTTGCTATTTCATCAGCAGTTAGAACCCTGTTTGCAAAAAATGTTTCGTCCTGATAACCTATCCCAGGTCTTGTGCTATCAACCCCACTGGAGTGTATATATAAAGGGGAGTTGCCGTCTGGATATGGAACCCAATCAAGCGTGTAAGGAAAACTTCCAGTTGTTACTTCTGCACCATCTTTATACAGCCTTAACACGTGGGTGGTTGCATCGTGGCTAACGATTAGATTTAACCAGGTGTTTATAGGCCATGTACCAGTACCTGCGTTCAGATCAACCCTGTTGGTACTTGTCCCATCACCAGAGACGGTTACACCGATTGAGTCGTCTGATGACTCCCGGAATACATCAAACTCACGGTTATTGGTGCCTGCGTTGAATTTAGAAATAACTTTAGCGTCTGCCGCGTCAGAAGTTAAGTGTATCCACGTTCCTACAGTAAAATCTCCAGAGAAATCAATACCGTTTAGATAGGCGTCGGCTATGCTATAATATTTCCCAT